GTTGGTATCTTAACACCAGCTACTAAAGTTCCATTAGGGTCTTCGGGAATATATAAATCAAGTGTAAATCTAAGTCCTGGCATTACTGGTACCTCCATTTAGTTCTTTGATAGTCGCGCATAATTTCACCGGCGGAAAGTGCTCGGTTATAGATGAGCACTTCGCCTATCATTCCATTCAGGGGATTAGCATTACCGGAACCATCATCATTGTTATTGTATTTGGCGATCAGTAAATCGTTACTGTAGTACACGTCGCCGGTCTGCGCTGTTGGCGTGCAGACCACCTGCCCATTTAGCAGCACGTCTACGAAAGCACCATCGTAGCGCCCGGCGACGAAATGCCATTTACCAGTGGTTATTAATCCGGCCGCACTTGTAGCCTCTTTAGTCTCGGGGGCTGTACCCCCGCCAGTACCAACAAACCAGTCCAGTTCACCAGTACTTTTGAAGCGAAGATGAAAACCGCGCCCCGTGCCATCAAGGAAATTGCCTGCTAAACCCGGTGTGCTGGCTAGGGAATTAGCTTTTGCCCAGACACACACAGTTAGGCTGTTGCCAGGATTCCCCCAGGAAGGATGGCGAGGGGATAATATCTGGTCATCAATGCCGTCGAAGCTCCTGCCCTGCGGAGTCCAGAGAGCGCCGGTAACGGTACAGGTCTTAGGGCTAGCCTCAAGACTTTGGAATGTACCACCGGGAGCTACACTCAAAGCTGGATGCCACAATGGAGCATAAAAGACACAACCATTAAGGATTGGTGGCCGGTTAAGTCCATTTATATTCACATCGTATGGAGCTAAGCCATTGATGTAAGGTACGACCAGCCTGTTGGCTTTGTTAACCACCAGTACATCATCCGGCTTGGTATTATTAGTCCGACCATTCAATATTAGCTGGCTCATTCTTTTCCGAGCCTCCTATATTAACTGATGTTTGAATTTCACACCATAAGTTTTGGTATCGGTGTTTGTCCAGGCTAAAGTAATTACATCAGTAGCCTTGAAGTTTCGGCCAAACTTGATACAAAGGTCGGTAACTGCGTTAGCCACCAGGTCAATAGTGAATAGTACCTCATCATAAGCAGCGTTAACTCCGTCATCCAAGGTAACTACAAAAGCTTGGGTGCCAGTAGTTGGTGCAGCATTAAGATGAAGGCTAACCTCCACCAACTTGAATACTGCTCCAGGTGCAATCTTGTTTGTACCGACAGCCAGGTTACCTGTACCTGTCCACACTGTTTCTACTGTGGATGGCTCACTCACTTTACCTATGAGGTTAGAACCAGCCGCAATGGAAGCTACATCCACATCACCAATATCCACACCACTATTAGCTGGTAATATAGCATATTGCTTTACTGCCCAATTATCACCATCGTAGGTAATATAGAGCTTGCCGGTATCATACTCAAAGAATGTGGAACCTTTGGTAGCAAACCTGCCACCCTGTGGAGTTGTGGTAGTTGGTTTGGTGTCAGTTGAGGCACCCATGAAATGAATTGCTGGACTGGAAACTAATGTAACAGCCATTTATTTAACCTCCTTTTCGGTTAGTTGGCTTACTTACCAAAATTCAATTCTTTACCGGTTTTTTGTCTGGCTATACCATATGCCTTCCCGCTACACCACTTCTGCTTGTTGGAGGCATTGACATCCGTACCTTCTGGTATGGGCTCCCTCATACAAGCTTCTATGGATGATGATATTGCGGTTTGGATGGCATTATCATCCGACTGGTCTGTTAGCTTATCTACTGGTAGTGGCACTTTACTACCTCCTATCATCTGATTCATTTGTCCTTGAGACATTGGCATTACCATTTAGGCTATCCTCCTCCAAGCATAGAGTACGGCTGGTAGTTGCTCCTCACCAACACGGTTCCAGGTTCCATAACCAAGCTCTGCACCTGGGTTATTACCGCTTGTATTAAAAACTACATAACCAATCGGAAACTGAAAGTTTGGTTCAGTTAGTACTAAATCCCACTGGCCGGTAGTTGGGTTACTCTCGTACCACTCCATGGTGGATCCGGTAGGCTTAAGCCACACATCCTTGTTACCACCGTCTCCAGGTTGTGTGGCTGAGATTACAATTCCAATACTCCTTAGCATTTCAACCTCCTTGGAGTTCGGCTTACCAGGCTCGGGTCACTTTTCTGTACCTTTGGCTAATTAATCTTCAATCAATCAACCAGCTACACAAGGTAAGTAGAAGTAACTCGTAACCTGGTAAGCCATCCATTTACTTGGGTTTGGGTTCCGGCTTAGCTTTGGGTTTTTCCTTTACCGCACCCAATCTTACTAACAATTCCTTCGCCATCTTACTTCCTCCTTATCGGCCCAACTGGAGCATTACTTCAAGGTCGCCATAGCCACTCACTGTTCTCTGACTCAGGTAGCCAACAATCTGGTAGCCACTTGATGGATCAGCAGTTGCCGCGGTGGCGATTGTGGAATCAGACCACATCATGGCCAGACGTTCGTTGGCGGAGTCTCCAAAGTAAGCGGTTGGGGTAATGATGCACCGGCCCCAGGTCTGAACCCAGGCATAGTATGTTGCGGTCATGGTCATGCCAAGGTACATACCAACGGCGGATTCATAACCTGTAGCATCATTGTAAGCCATGTTGCGGTAGATGCTCGGATAGATTGTTACGCCGGTGGAGTTAACTACCAGAGCTTCAACCAGACCTTCGGGGTCGGACAGGTAGATGGTAACATCATCTACGCTGGAGGCTGCCTCATTACCGGCTACCCTGTACTCATGGTAGGCTGTGGCAGGGTAGACTGCCAGCATAGCATCCTCGTAGTAGTTTTCAGCCCGGTCTGTGGTATCGTTCAGAATCAGCTTGGTGGAGCCTACCGCGTAGTCGCTGGTGGCATCCAAGGTACCCTCATAGCTGTAGGTAGATGCTGAACCACCTACCAGTGAGGCGTTGCAAAGTAGCCTGGCCATTGGTGGAGTAGTACTTGTTTCCAGGAATTGTCCATAGCGGAATACACGGCCATCCGCATATTCCAGCTTGGTACCTACCGGGAATATCTGGCTGGAACTCTGGGCAAAGATGTTGGGTTCACCAAAGCGGACTCTGCCACCTACTATTGATGCAGGTAGCCAGAGGCTTCTGCCATCCCGGTTAATTATCTTATGTACCGACTTATGAATTTGTAGTGCCATGTTAAGTTTCCTCCCTTAGACTTTTAGGAGGGGATGTTAAAATTCCACCCCCTCCGCATCCACAGTTACACGGTAATGGCGACATCTTCCATGTCCCAGATCCTACCTAAGGCCAAGGTTGTACCAAGCAACACACTACCGTAAGTTTTCATCCTCATGCCCTTGGCATCATAGTCCTCAAGTTTGTCGAAGTAGTCCAGAGCGTAAAGGTCGCCGGCACCTTCAGTTCCACCATAGGCAAAACAGATACCTGGCTGTTTAGCCATTACATCACCGTACTTGACAGCGAACAGGCTGTAACCTTTGTCCCCGCTAGACCATTTAGCCCTGGCGTTGCTGGATGCCCCGGTACCTGTATTCTGCTGCTCGGCTAACAGGAAGTCCGTACGGACTAAAGGTATACCCATAAAGAACAGCATAGGTTTGCCGATTTCAGTCCAGCCTTGGGTCAGGAAGGTCAGATTACCTGCTGTTGCGGTAGCCAACCCGGCAAAGCCTTTCTCTTGGTAAGCAGCATCAAGCCAGATACCAATTTCCGACGGGAGCAGGATTTCATCAACACCATATTTCATGGCATTAATTAGAACCCGCAGAAGGTACAGGGATAGGCCAGCTTCACCACCATCAATATTCAGCTTGTTGTAGGCCGAACCTGCGGTGTAAGCTGTACCTCTCTCCGCAGCTAAGGAGTGAAAGCCGTCAAATTGGGTTGGTGAGCCACCATATGTGGTATCCCCGTAGATTATCCGGTCACCACATTTCCTCTTTAAGGCTTTCTCCATCTCCATCAGGACAATCTTCTCGTAGTTGTTGTAGGTGGAATAAATCATTGCATTGTAGTTATCCAGCTTCCTTTGGACAACTATCCTGCGCAGGGTGGATTCCCGCTCGGTATATTCCACATCGTCTGTCCAGGACAACTGGTCACCAATGTCAGTCTCGGAAGCAGCGGCTTCCAAGTCCGTCACGCTGGTGGATTTCTCCTGCAACCACTCAATCTTGAGGCCGGAGTTGGCTGCCTGAGACACAGCAATTCTGTCTAGCGGGTTATTCCGCTTAATATCTTCCTCAAAAACTCCAGGTATCTTAGTTGACTGGGTTAGTTTCTGAGCCTCAGTCAAAGTCCGCCAGTGACCTCCAGAGTCAGCCATTAGACTGTACCTCCTTTATTGTATTAAACATTTCCAAACGCTCCTCTTCCAATTCATTCGGTGTGTCCAGCAGTTCAAACAATTTACTGGCCACCTCTCTCTTGATGGTTAGATATGGTAATATACCATTAAGAATGTGTTTAATATCCTCAACGCTACACCAATCTAACCTGTAGACAGTCTTACGTCCATAACCCTCATGGACACCATCCGGCTTGTGGTTCAATCCTTCTCTAATATGAACTCTAAGGAAACCACCAAACCTAGCTTGAATCCAGTCAACCAAAAGTCTGCTAGTATTATATACCAACATTCGATGGTTTACAGAGAATACCTTCCGGTTACTACGTATGGATATAGTAATACAACCTTCACCATCTATAATACCCGCAAGGTACGACCACTCAAGTTCGGTAGGCAACTGTCTACTCCTTATCGTTTGTTCCTTGACTTTGCTTCTTCTAGAATCCTATCCAACCGTTCGTCATTGGACTCAGGTGGTTTACCTCCGACTGCTCCACCACCTGACCCATCAAAGTTTGGTTTCTTTCCACCTTTTGCACCAACCAGTTGATAGGCTTTCTCAAGATTGGACAAATCCTCCAAGGTCTTATCCTTTAAGGTTTCCTCGTCTACACCATAAAGCATAGCCATGTGGGATTTTGTCCGTCCCAACAACTGTTCTTTGGTTTTGGTATGAGACTCAGCTTCCGCCATGTGCTTTGATTCCCAGTCCTTAGCCATGGTTCTGTGAGCCTCTACCTCTCTGGCAGTTGCCTCAAAGGTCTGCCTGGCAGTCTGTTCCTTCAAGAAATTCTGGTGTTCTTCATCATGCAGCCGGTTAGCCTCAGCCAGTTGGCTCATTAACGCAGTTTCCCTCTGCTGTGAGGCTGACTTGTGGCCTTGAAGGTCCGACTCTTTAACGAGCTTGGTAGGCTTCCCAGCCTCAAACTCGTAGGAGTAACTGCCGTCTTGGTTGTCTATTAGGTCTGACATACAACACCTCTCTATTTAACATAATATCATGCCTGGTTAGTTATTGTCAATATGTTATGTTAACTAAATGTAATATAAAGTTTATCACCTCCAGAAATTATATTAACCTTTTCTACCAACACTTGCTAGGATTTGGCTGTAGACCTGTCCAGCTGCGCCAGTTGGTATTGTGGTTGTACGACCCCAAAAGTACAGCCAGGCTTCGAAGGTCGGGTTAGCAGCCCGGAGAGCCTGCTTAGCATCACTAACATTGGATTGGAAATCGCTTATTAGGAGGTTACCGTTAGCCGCTGTTAGAGATTTAATTAGTGTTTGTCTAGCTGTGTCCTTACGCAGTCTACGCAAGCTGAAGTACTCGTTGATAGCTTGTTGCTCTATAGGGCTGTACCTAGCTAATACAGTGTCGTACAGGCCATCATACTTAGTAAAGTATTGCTCGTTAACCTGGCGTCTTAATTCCTCCAATGGTGTTTGATTCTTCTTAATATAATCATCCCACTCCTGCCTGTACTCATCCGGGATGGATTTGGTGATAACATCCCGCTGAGCCATGAAGGTGTCCCAATCCTTATACAACTCGTCGGTTACTGGGTCAACCGAATCCCTAAGTTCTATAGAGAAGTAAAGGTTCAGGAGTTCTTTCATAGGATGCATTACTGGCTCCACCTTCTTATATTTCCTATAATACTCCATGCGACCTTCCAGAGTTAAGGCTGGTACCTCTACCTCTTTCTGGTTAATATACTGGCTCTGCTGGTCATAGAGTTCACCTAGACCTTTGCTGTAGGCATCAGGACCAATCTGCCCGGACAGGAACTGCTGCTCCAGCTGGAGCTTGGAAGTTCTAGCATTACTTACAAACTTTTCAATATCATTCCAAGCAGTCTCAATCTTATTAGCCTCAATCTGTTGGTGGCTAGGTAACATCATTGTGGTTGAGCCGGTATATTTGAAGTAACCGAGTTCTTCCAATATTGCTTGGTCGGTTGGAGACATACCACCAACTAAGTCCCAAATGTTATGTCCGTGTCTCTTAAGCCACTCCTGCTGGTCTTCCGAATATCCGTACCTCTGCTGGATATAACCTGTTACCGCTTCGGCAATTTCCTTCTTCTCCTGGGGCCTAAGCCTTAATGCACCTGATTGCTCAAACAGCGCCCCATACAGACTGGCTTCCTGTCTGGCTCTATCCCAGGCCGTCTGCTCCTCCGGTAACAACTGTTCCTTATTCTGGATTTTTGTCCAGATTTTTACACCGTCGGCTCCGGAACTAATTGCCTGTTGGACTGCTAGGTAATCCTTAAACCTATCATGGAAGATTCTTTGGGTTATTACTTTCACAAATTCATTGTTAGGTGCAGCGGCTTCTAACATATTCAGTGGAGTTTTCCATAAAGCTGGCAGGACTTCACCGAGTTGAGACTCCAATCCTCCAAACATACTCAGTGGGATACCAACATGGGCACCTGGGTAGAAACCGTACCGGCTCCAGAAGTCTAATGCACCTACCACATGACCGGCTGGTCCCAAACTATCATAATACTCAGGGTAGTCCTGCCTGGCTAACCTATTCATGGCACCATAGATAGTACCTCTCACTGGACTCCACTCCACACCTGGGATTGGTGTACCTACATAGCCTGTTCCGTCTGTACCTTCCATATACCTATTATAAGCTGTCCAGGTGCCAGGATGATGTAGGAAACTTCGAGGTAGCCAGAACCACCTTTGGCTCTCGTATGTCCAGAACGGGTACACGGTTTTCATCATGGAATCAAAGGCATTGGCATTGGAGTAGTCGGTAAATTCCTTATAGTACCACTTGTGGGCTTCGTCCATAGCTTTCTGCCTAACTTCATCATAATCTTTAAAGGCAGGAGCCACTACCCTACCTCTCTGCTTGGTATATTCAGTCAACGCCTTCTTTATCTCATCCACTGACATTGGAGCGTTTTTAGCTGAACCAAATATATAATCATCGGAAAAGCCTCTGGCTCGGAGAATCTCTGCCACATCTTCAGGTGTTCTGATAGTCAACAACTGGTCATTGGGAGTATCCAAAAACTTCTGAACATTCTTTGGTAATGCACCTTTCCTGACAGTGGTTAGTTCCTCCACAGCCTTGGCAGACTCCTCCGTGTACTGCTTGATAGCCTGTTGGTCTGCCTCATTAACCAACTTACTTCTTTGCAGGTCATGTAAGCTCTGGTTAACTCCATCCAACTCCATCATCTGTTTGGTCATCCAGCTAACCTGCTCTGGCTCAATATTCGAACCTCTAAGCAGTTGGTCATAGACCTGCCCAACAGCATCTTCGGTAAAGGCTGTCATATCCTGTTGTCTAACCTTAGCCAGTCTGGTCACATACTTGGTAAAGAATGTCCGGTCAGTTATGAGGCTAATATCCAGCAAGCTCCTGGTAATATCATCTGTTCTACCACCAAGCAGGTTAGCTACATCTTGTGGTGCTAAGGCTCTACCACTAATATCCAACTTGGGAACGTCAAACTTCCCACCAACTGTCTTGTCCACCTCCTTACTCATTATAATCAGGTCAGCCTGTAAATCTCCCATATTCTGGTCGTAGATATTCCAGAGTTCCTGCTCTTTCTGGTAGAATTCATTCCAGTTAATATCCTTGTTGGACTTACCGGCAAAGAATTGTCTACGGAACTCAATATCCTTCACCCTGGTAGCTTTGGCATATTCCCTCACCACAGTCATTTGGTTCAGTAGCTTGGTGGACTTATCCGCCCACTCAGGAGAGGTCAAAGGCACATCCTTAATTGGATTATCAATTCTATCCTTTAATACCTTAGCAGGTATAATTAATTCAGACTCTTCAACCGCACCTATGGCTACTACATCATCTACCTTAACCAAAACATCGTTTATAGCTGGATTGATACTCTCTTTACCAGTAACCCATGGCTCAAAATCCTTAGCAATATTCCTACTACTTGTAACATTAGTAAATTCCCTTTCCAATGCTTTATTTTTAGCCTTACCTGAACCACGAAATATCCGGATATAACCAGATGGATATTGTTCCTTAAGTATAGCCCTTATAGACCTTAGGTATTCTGGGTTATTGCCAGCAATTTTACCTATAGTTTGTAAACTATTATTATTGGAAGTTTCAAACCAATGCTTAATAGCTTGGTTTAGGTTTATATCACCTTCCTGAACCTTCAAAGCTAGTTTGGTAAGTTCATCCTTAAATAGTTTAGTTTCCTCACTATTGATTACAACTGTACCAACACCTGCTAAAGGTCGACCAAAATCACCAATAACCTTTTTAGCTTGTTCCTCTGACATACCAGTTTTAACCAAGCGGTCAAACTCATCCTGCAACATCTTTAAGTCGTCTGGAGTGGCTATACGCTCAGTTATACCTAACTCAGGTAACCTTTCTTTGGTTATAGTAAACTTCCCTCTCATATTCTCCACCAGCTTATCCAAATCCACACCGGCGGAGTCCATGAATCCCAGCAGCCTATCCAAGTCACCATTAACCACAGCCGACCTCTCCGCTGCTTTCAACCCTTGTGACCGGATAGTAGCCTGTGCCACAATCTGGTGTGGGAAGGCTCCATAAATCTGTTGCATATAATTCATCTGGAGAATAACATCAGCCAACTCCGCATGGGTTTGTGGCTGGAATTCCATTAACCTATCACTCAGTTCCCTAAACTGCCTACTTGCCATCTCCGGACTTTGGATAAACTTATTCCTAATCTGCTCACCGGCTTCCTGCATTACCCGTCTGATAGCCTGTGCTTCGGTTAACCTACCAGTATCAAACTGTTCAAGGATAAACTCCCTAACCTCATTGGGAAGCTCCGGGTGCTCCTTCAATATCCCAGTTACTTCCCTCCTAAGTATCTGCTTGGTGGACATTAACTCCGCTACCTGTCTAATCATCTTAGGGTCACCGGAAGTTTTAGCCAACTTCATGTAGTTAGCCAACTGCTTCTCAATACCTCTATCTCCCAACTTCGGTATGGACTTTGGCCCAGCCTGCATAAGCTTCTGGAATGTCTCACCACCCTGCTCCGCCATTATCTGCATGTACCTTCTAGCTACAAAGTTCCTTCTAATACCCATGGTAACGCCACCTGGCACACTCACCAAGGCATCATAAACCTTCTTGGACCAGTCCTTGTTACCAACTGTCATCCCCTGGATAATCCAGTTACTCCATTGGTCGTCCAAACCGGCTCTCTTACTTAGAAAGCCTATCTGCTCCTGCATCCCCGGTGCATACATCATTGGGTCTACCTTGAGTCCCTGGGCAATAAAGTTAAATTCAGTGGCACCCATAGCACCAGGCTTTACGCCACCCAGGAAACTCCTACCAATATCCTCCACCACGTTCATTGGGCCGTACATAGCGAAGGTCAGGTACGCCGCGGCAAAAGGCTTCACTACCAGCTTATCCACTGTGTTAGACCAAATCCTCTGGATCCTTGGAGGTACATCTGACATTAAAGCTGCTACTTGACCAGCCTGTTTCCTACTCAGAAACGCTGCTGACTTTTCCGTATTCAGGTAAATCTGCCTGTTCCTAGCACCCAAATCTTTTAATGCCTGCACCAGATTCTTAGACCCGGCATAGGATCCGGCCGCTGCCAATATATCGTCCTCTCTACCTTTAACTAAGTCTCTAGCAATCTTGAACATCTTACTGTCCGGAGCTACACCCAGCACCTTCATTAACCTTGGTGCAACATCATCCAGAGTTTTCATACCAGGCAATCGCTTGAAGTAGTCCTCAAAGACATTGTTAACCTGTTCTACCAACTCCTTAGTTATCTGTTCCCTTGGTAGGTTAACACCAAGCCTAGATGCCCAGGTAGCAACTGCACCTTCATCCAGAACATCATGTGCTAACAAATGCCTACCAGCGTTAGCTAGCCTAGCCGTGGAGTCTGGAAACTTCCTATAATACTTAATTGCCATCTCAATAAACTTTGGCATTTCCTTTTGGAACTGAGCTACTGTTATTGACCTTGCCGGTACCTTCATCACCTGTTCCGCTGCCGCCCTAGTTTCACTCAGGACAACAGCTTCAGTCAGAGCGCCTCTCTGAGCCAGCGTCTTCGGTATACGTTTAATTCCAGCCTTAATAGCATCAAAGGGGATATCCATAACCTCATGGAAGCCCCTCTCTGCTGCCTGTACAAACCGACCAAACTTAGTTGTTGGTTTAATTATTTTACCAACCAGGCCAAACCCAACATATGTACTAGGGTCAAATATTGTTTCAACACCTAGCTTGAAAGCCCAATTCCAACCTTGTGTACTTTCTTCCCAGGCTTCACCAGCAGCTAACCAAGCACTCTCACCCTCAGCCTGTCTCCTTTGAAACTCTGCTTCCATATCCGGGATAAAGTTCTTAAATAACATACCAGTTATTGGTCTAGCTACATACTTAAAATAAGGCTCGGTAATCTCACTCAAAGCCACCACCGGGCTCAGTGCCAGCTCCTTGAGGAATGGCCCTATGGTATAACTTGGCATCTTGGCAATATTCTCTGTAGCCTGCCTCCGCTGGTTCTCCGCTTCTTTCCACTCATTAACAATGCTGGCTGCCGTCTCCTCAGTTTCTTCAACCTCAGCCTGTTCAGCATTTGGATACCCCTGCTCTTTGGCCAAATAGTCCTTCCACTCCTGCTCACTTAGGACTATATCCTGTTGGGCGGCCCACCCTGCCTGTAAATATTTCATTATCTCCTGAACCGTCATGGCATTGATGGTTTTCATTGGTAGTGGAGTAGCTTCCACACCTTGAGTTGGTGGTACTAATGGGCCGGTGACATCCGGACTCACCTGTTGCATTTTTGGTCTATTAACACTCTGCACCATTTGGTAGATAACATCCTTAACATCCGATAACTCAGTCTCGGTCAGGCTAGAAGTCAAATCAGCACCCATAGCCTTTAGAATATCGTCCGGGCTCTCTAACCCCTCACTAGCTATGGCACTAGGAACCTGAGTGTACAACCTGGTATAAAACTCTGACCTGTTTAGTTGAGGTTGAACTTTGCTAACCAACTGTTTAATTTGAGCCTCTACCCTTGCCGATGAAGGCTTAAAAAGTGCAGCCGGGAAAAACATTATTTTACCAAATAACTGTTGTTCCCATGTACCAGTAGGTTGTATCCCTTGAGCCTGTTTTTCCAGCTTAGCCATTTGGCTTTCTAGTTGATTTTGTAACTGGCTATACTGTTGTTGGTATGGTGTAGCCTTGGCAGCCCAAGTTTCCAGCTCTTTTAACAATTCATCCTGTTTTACTGGCAAAGGCATTGTCATACTACTTCACCTCCTGTTTCACTTTCTGGAACTTCCCGGCTCATTATCTCCTGTGGCAGAGCGACTTCCTGTCCAGCTGGTACCCTAGACTGTCCTTGCTGTGGCTGTTGTGCCTGTTGTGGTGCCAATTGAGCCTGGAGATTATCCGCAGCCTGTTCATAAAGTTCCGCTGCTCCAGTTGTATCCCTATTCTCTCTAAGTAGCCTAGCCTGTTCCCTATACGCCACTATCAAGTCCACCTGTACCGCTATCGGATGGTTCATAGCGGCGTCTTTTCTGCTCTGAGCCTGTGCCTTAAGTGGATTCTTAACCTCCGGGAACAGCAAGTCCATAACTGTGCCAGTTGGCAATTTAAAATTCGGGTCAAGCATCCTGGCCGCCGTTGCTCTCTGAATCAAATATCCCGGTATATCAATATTGTAATCTACTTCCATCCTAGTCGCCTTCGGATAGTCCTTAGGTAGTTTGAATCCTTCCACCTGCTGTCCATTTTGGATTGATTCCAGCCATAAATTATCAATATCACTTAGTAAACCTTTAATAGCTTGGTGATACGGAGTTAGCACCTGCAAAGCCGCGCTGGCTATCTGGCTCATAGCCACTCCCGTTAACTGTTGCTGTATATTCCCATACAACACCCACGGAAACAATCCCCTCTGCATCATGTTCTGATAACCAAACATAATAGTTTGCAATTCCACCGGCATCGCCGGAGTCTGAATTGGCCCAACCTGATCCCCTGGCTGTCCACGGAATATCGCCCCCCGCTTAAACATATCAGCCTGTCTAAGTATTCCATTCTCACCTTTACTGAGCTCCAACCACCTCGGGTTCGCTGTATCCCTAACTATCTGTTGGATAAACGTCAACATCTTATTGTAGTTGGTAATTAGAGGCTCTACACTTGCCAATATTGACTCACCATAATTATCCTGCCAAGCATTTCCAGTTAGAATGTTACCTCTATCCGGCAGCCCACTTACCGGGCTGGACAATACTGGTATTCTAACCAACTCCTCCCTTTGCATTGGCTTCATTATTTCCTTACCCACCACAATACCGTTGGTAACATAGCCGTCCAAATCGTATGTCCAATAGTCCATAACCGTCTGGCTGGTTTTAATTTCCATTCTAGGCTTCGGCCAGCCCATTAACCTAATCTTCCTAGCTAGAGCTGCCGGAGTGATGGTATAAACATGCACACCTTCATCCAGCTGGTCACTATAACTTGGGAAGAACTCCGCCGGGTGCCAAATCTCCGCAATCATTTTACTGTTATCCACCACCGCAAAGACTGAATACCAACCTGTAGACAACATCAGGCTGATTAGGCTCCTCAGCCAACTTTGCCTTCCAGACTGCCTATACTCCTGCTCTATCCCACTCCATCTTTTGGCAATATAATCCTCTATATCACTGGTGGCTGAGATTTCCTGTGGAGTTAAGGCATCAATCGGGAACTTATGCCCAATAACGCTGGCTGACAGCAGGTGCAGTGCCAGGTTAAATGCCGTCCTAGGGTCATTACTAACCACACTCTCCATCTGGTCTTGAGCCAGCGTATCCTCCAGCAATAACAGGTTGTACCAATCCTTAAACTTTTTGTTCCTTTTAGCCCAACCAGCTTTCAACTCCCCCGACCTCTTAATAATCATATCTGCTTCATTAGCCATTTTACCATCTCCATCCAGAAGTTCCGACCAATCCTTTTTTAACCGGGTGTGGGTTAAAACAGCAGAGTCCAATAGCCAAACTCATAAATATATCATCAGCACCTACCGAGCACGGCTGGCCATTCAGTATCCGTATATTCCTCAATTGTCTGATAACCTCCAAGTCATGTACGTCCATCGTGTGGAGACACTTAGCCACCTGATGTAACATATAGTCCTTGTTCCTGGACGTGGTTAACCATCCCAACGTATCCGTTGATTGTCCATCCACCACATCCGTCCTGTAATAAACATTCGGGTAACTAGTCCCAGGCTGTTGACTCAATGCTGAAATAGCCAACCCATGAGAGTTCGCCTCCCATACAATCTCCGCGTGGTTGTAATAACAGGCTATATCCACCGCTCTGCTCCAAGTTTCCTCCGGCAGATACAACCCAGCATCCCTGGCACAGAAATACGGTCTATCATCCACAAACGTAATAACCGTAATAGCCGACTGTGTTACCTTAGCCTGTCCAGGATCAATACAAACCATGTACCGTCTACCTGGCATTGGCTCCCACCAAACCTTCGCCCCCATGTAACCTTTCGGAGCCTCGTAACAATCCTTGGCCAGGTCATTCATCCTCTGTACATCGTAATACATATCGCCAGCAGCCAGGAAACAACTAACATCATCTTCCGGAAACTCCTGCTGGAACAACTTGGCGAGCTCTCCCGACCTCCTCAAACTCTCCTTCTCCTTGTACTTCCACCTTCGCCACCTTATCTGGTTATATGTAACACCTTTAGCGTGGAGCCTCTCCTCATCCTGAGTTAGCTCAAATTCCTCCCTATTAGTTTCTGGGATAAACCTAGTTATGCGGTTATCCCCCAACCTAATCTGATATTCCGGGTGCATATACCACGGATAGAAATGAGGAGTAAATACTGATTTACCTTCCTTAGCCAAGCTATACATTTCGTAAAAGTCGTTATCCTGGCCATTGGGAGTTGAGAACACATCCACAGTACCATCTGGTGGTACCCTATCCAGTGCCGGGTCGAATATTCTACCCATAGACTTGGGATCCCAAAAGGCGAACTCATCACAAAGCAGGTGGTGAATAGTTTCAGCCCGGCCAGCTACAAAGCTCCTAGCCGATGCTATATAGATGGATGACTTACCAATTAACTGTCCCTGAACATAAAACCTGTACGTTTTCTCATATGTGGAATCATGATGAACTTCCGGAAACCCTGGTATACCAAGTCCATTCAAATAATTGTAATAGAACTCCATCTTGCTCAACAGTCTCTCGGTAATGAAGTCCTCATATGCAATCAGCACGGTATTGGTCCCAGGTACGATAACCGTGTCCGCAAACCGGCAAGCCAGCCTCTCAGAGCTAAATCCAACCTGCGCTGGCTTCACATAAATATCCCTTCCAGTCGCCGTTTGGTTGGCATCCAACTGAATTGGATTCAACTTAAACGGCACCCTAGCCCTTGACTTGTCCTCTATTACCAACAGATTCTCTATGAACTTTCTTCTGGTGGTATCCTCTAGAATTTCCCTGAACGTCTGCTCTATAGACTGCATTTAGCCCATCCACATATGTGAACTTCCTACCACATAGTAAACATTCCGGCCCATCACCAAAGTCCAGAATGTTACCGCCACAGTAGAGCCTAGGGCACCGCAACTCACGATTTCCGCCTACTTACCATTATTTAATACCTCCTGCTTATCAGACACCAGGTCTGTCCATACTGTTTCCAGGCATGGATCCTATGCTCCAGCGTATCACAGTTGGCTTCCTGTACTCCAACATCCCACAACACCTTCAAAGCTACATCCCGAACCGCATTACCAACCGCTTCTCTTTCTTGGTATATACCCTGCCGCTCGTTTGCCAACTCTAGTCACCTGTGCCTTTAACAGATTTTTCCTACCAGCCGCCTTTTGTCTGTTGGTTGCCCTAACCCCTTTAGCCATGGTTATAATCCTCCAGAGATTTAATCCTGGCCCCGAAATCTGCCATCCTTTTTGCACAATTAACACTCATTTGTTGGATGTCCTGCCTGATACCGCGGTAGGCACCATTACCCAACAACTGCTTAATATTAGATACATCCTCTTTTATTTGCCTAAGCTCGGTCTCGCGGATACCATCCAACCTGCCCTGCTTCCTAATTGCGACTACCACTCCAGATAGTGAGCCTATGCCAGTTATACCAAATATTGCGGATAGCACTACCAAGATGGATTCAATGGACAATTTAGCTCTCCTTCCTAGTAATCGTCATTTCCTCTTTCTCCCGCCGTATCGTCAAGGTTAGTTGGGTAAAATCAAACTGTTTGTCCTTCTCAACTTCACCGGCCAACTGCTTGATGATTGCCAAATGTTGTGGTGTGTAATATGGCCTAATCTTCTTGAGGTAATCTGTTTCATCCGGCGTCATTGGTTTGTCCCTAACAGCCTTAAACAACACCTTGAAATCCTGTTGCAGTACCAGGTGGAAATTCCGGGTAAATTCCATATTGAGGTACTCGTTACCAAATTTCTGTCTAAGTGCTGTTAACCCTGTTACTTCAATAGCCGCAAACTGTGGGTCGGATTCTACCCACCTCTTAATTGTCAGTGGATTAACATTAGCCAGTTTGCAAGCCTCGCGTTTGGAGAAACTGGCTATCCTGTAAGCCAAATATTCCGCCTTCTTGGTGTTGCTATCAACCAGCGGTAAAAGGCTCTGAGCTATACTGATTGGTTCTGGAGGTTCCACCATTAGTTCATCCTGTTGCTCAAACACATCCTGAGACAATTCTACACCTCCTAGGAACATTGTATCATGCCTGGCTATGTTATGTCAAGCTGTTATGTCAATCAAATGTGCTATAAAATTAACACTTGACAAAATTATAGCCAGGATGTATACTTAGTACATGAATAAATTAACAGTAGCTATGCATAGGATCCTTTGCTCTCCAAGGTTCGAACATCACCAGTGGGAATATTGGGAAGAACAGCAAGATGTTCCCTCCCGAACACTAAAACGTCCAGCTGGGGATATTGTAATACCTGCGAGTGTTAGAATCATACACCACCGCCAATGTAAGTGGTGTGGTATACATATAGTAAGTTAAGGAGCAGTTACCTATGGATGTATGGTTTTCCTGGGCAAAACGTCCGGCCAACTGTGCCTACTGTAAACAGCCAATTAACACTGGTGAGCCATCCGTCGTCAAAAAGCTATGGCGTAGAGGCAACGAAGATAGCAGGAAAATAAATCTAACCTTCCACTACCACCCCGAATGTCATTATGTGGAAGGGCTGGAATACCTTACCATGAACCCATACAACCCCGGTGAGAAACGCGGGCCTAAGGTAGTTGGCCTTTGTGAGGAAGACTACAAGCGCCGTCTCCAACTGCTACAAAAGAAAGCCAGCCTGGAGCAACGCAAGAAAAAACTTAAAGGGAGCCTGCCTGACCATGAACTCCGTGTAGCCCAAATTAACCTTGACATTATGAGCCTAATGGCTGAAATAGCCCAAGTTGGTGGGATACCAAAAAATTGGTTGAGGTAGTGGAGGTGGTTAACCATGCAAAGTCAACAGGATAAGGAATACATAGCCAGTGGGAGATGGAAATGCTCCAAGTCCCCAACCGGTGCCCATTGGTGGATCGAAGATACATCCGACCATGGTGAGTTTGAATGTAGGTTCTGTCACCGTCGGCGGAAGTTTGGCCCGCTGCATAGTATACCCTACAAGCCCAACAAACAGGTGGAGGATTAGGAAGTTTCTGGAAGTTTGGAATTTGAGAGTGGGCCTTATAAACATATATTACATCTCACACTAGTACAACCCGTACCCATATAGCCAGCAGGCAGGCTTATGGATAATTATATAGCCGAGTGACAGATAGCCTGTTAGAACATTTGTTCGCCTGTAGAACATTGGTTCTAATAACATTATGTAAAGTATACTGCTGGCCTGGACATTATGTTAACTTAAAAATTGGCCTATTGACAAGTGTTGGGATAGGTGCTATACTCTTATTGTAAGTGAATGAAGCACTTACAAGGCGCAGCTACACGCACCTTAACAAACGAATACGCAGCCTGCTAGAGCCACACTCTGGTAAATAAAAACCTGCGTGTTCTATATGGAGAATTTGATATGACTACAGAACAGGCAACCAAAACCATCGACGAACAGTTAAAGGAACTAACCGTCCAGATGCAGGCCGCGGCCGCAGCCGGGAATCTTGATGCTATCATCGCCATAGGTAAGCAAGCGGATGCACTCAAAAAGTCCGTAACCAAAGCGGAAAACGAGAAGATTCTGGCTAGGGCAAAAGAGCTTGAAGGTGCCCGGCAAGTATTCTCCGAGAAGCTGGAAAAGGCTATTCGGTCAGCCTTGGCAAGAGCATTCCCAGATAAAGATGGGATTGATACATTATCCCAGGAACTAAACGCCATTGAGGCAACCGGGCTCCATGTTATCCACGTCCGGGAAGGTAACAAATGGACGTTTGGCGGCACTTACCAAGCTCCCAAGGCTGTAAAAACTGCCAAGGGTACCTCAACAGGTGGTGGAACCGGCAAGAGTGTTCAGGAATACGGCATGAAATTGCAGGATATCGTAGACAAATTTGCCACGGAAGAGGAAAAGGTCGCCATCGATAACGCGGAAAGCAATTCCAAGTCATGGCAGCTTAAGGTTGCGGTTAAAAAGCGGGCTATTGAGGCTGGGTTACTTCAACCCACGAAGTAGCCAATAGGTAAGACCGGGTAGGGAAGTGTAGCACCTACCCGGTTTTATTTTGCCCATCAGCCAACGGATATTCAGGAATATCAGGCACATAGGTAGGCTCACAGGTTATGTCAAGTCGTTATGTAAGCTCACGTTATGTCAATTAGAACATCTGTGCTATTGACAACAGCAACCATAGGATGTAGAATTAATCATGGGTACAGACAGCAGGCAGTCAATAGACCAACAGCCGGAAGGTACATCTATCAGGTATAGTATTGGTGTGTTCCAGCCTGTAGTGTTAGCCTATGAATCACAGGTACGACCACAGGCAACCGGGCCACAAACTTGCCCGTTTTGTGGTGGGGGTACCCAGGACTATATCGAGTACCAAGGTGAGAGAGTTAACCGCTGTAGGTTCTGCGAGTTAGTTTGGAAATGGAAATTACATAGAGAGGTGAAACCGTGCTAACAGTTAAACAACTAAAGGATTGGTTATCTCAATTTCCGGATAATGCTCCTATTGAGGGTGAGTATTTTGTAACTCATAATAGCATAGACCTAAAAGTTGTATTACACCTTTCGGATGGTGAACCGGACTGTATTAGCACTATAGGTATAGAGTAGGAAGGTAAGCCAATGAGAGTTTGGGACATACCAGTTAACCAACTCTGTAACAAGCATCTGATTGCCCAACACCATGAAATCCATTGTATCTGTAGCATTAACCTGCATGGCTACTCCGGGTTCTACAACCACCCAGAAACCAGACGCTGGCGTGGGCATCTAGCTGAGTTAGCCTACAAGCATTACCAAACCATGAATGAAATGTTGTCCAGGGGTATCCATCACCATTACCACCTAGGTACAATAGATGATGTTAGTATGTCAACTAACCAAGCACCGGAACCTTGGCAACCAGTGAACGAACAGCTAAACTTACTCCAAGCTAAAGGATGTAGCTGCCGTGTCTGATTATCACCTAGTTGGATGGCCAATTTGTCCAGCTTGCCAAGAGATTCTTAATGGTAGGGATATGCCTGGCTATCAGCAAACTTACTGGTACTGTCCTAACTGTGGGGATTGGGAGACTCCAACCCTAATCAGAGCCTTAGTTGATGAGGAACTATTTGATTACCTGGAGGAAGATAATGATTTCCGCTAAGTCAATCACAGCCACGCTATCCAAACTTAACCAGGACAATCTAACTAGGCTCCAACAACAGTTGGAGGTACATCAAGCCTATGCCAATGTAACTGGGTCTAAGGTAGACACCCACCTGCTACAGTATGTTAAGGCCAAACTAAATGGACAGCCAGCTAAGCCACTAACCAAACATCGCAGGCTCAACGGTAAAGTCACCGTTAGAAAAGTAAGTCTGGAGGAGATGGAAAAACTATGGAAGTAACAAAGGGTGGCACCAGAGACCTAGCAATGTATACCTTACATGATGCCTTGGAAGCTTTAGCCCATTGGTCACAACAAGCTGATTGGGTCAAGGCTAAGGCAGCAGCCAAGCAAGCAGTTAATTGTTTGGAAATACTTACCGATAAGGAATATGATAGGAGGTAACAGCAATGGCAGTAAAGGCAGAAGTGAAAGGTAATCAGCTACATATCATAGCGGACTTGGATGGTACAAGCTCCAGTAAGACTGGTAAATCAACCATCGTAGCCACGACGGCCGGGTTCCAAACCATCGGAGAATACAGGTACAGCCTGAATGTTATTAAGGCAAAGAGGTGAGACTATACAGGTTTACCCAAAACATATATAGAGGATTAAATATCAAGCAAGCCTGGTTACCATCCAAATATAAGTCAAGGAGAGTCCAATGAACTGTTCCAAATGTTCCTGGTATATCAACAAAACCTGTCTGAACCCGGCTATCCAACGCCGGATACAGTCCGGCCAAGCCTTACCCAAATTCTGTAAGGAACCAGCACCCGAACTGCTGGTAAGGAAGTAACCTAATGGATATAGATGAATTAGCCAGAGAGATTGAGAGACTACGCCGGGAGCTATCAGACCTCCGTTATGAGGTAGATAAACTCCGTTATGACAAAGCGGACAAGGAACATTATCACAGACAATATGCCAGTAAGGAGTATTAATATGGACAACCTCAACGACCTGCTCAAGGATATGCAATCCAAGCGACTGGTATTCATAGGTATAGGTAGAGCCTTTGCTGTGTTTGAATGGCTTAGAATACTAGCCACAACTGAGCCTTACCCTAACAATATCAAGGCTGAGTTGGAAGCTGAAATAACTAAGGTTATGAGGAACTAAATGGATAACTCAAAACAAAATCTACCTGCAACCAAAGCCCAACGTGATTACCTATACTTCCTAACCAACAAAGACTATTACTCTGAGACTCTAACCATTAGCCAAGCTGGTAAACTGATAGACATAGCCAGAAAGATTCGTGACCATGAGCGTTTGGCTAAATATAAAATTCATGCATAACATTACATAGTAACTTATTCAATTTATAGTGAGGTAGCGGAATGACTAAGAAAGTAAGAATGTACAAACGACTACTAACCCAATCACAGGCTAATGCTTGTGAATCAGCACAACGTCCAGTCTGCCATTGTAGGTGTGGTGGAGTATTACATGGTATATCCCACCAAGCATTTATCCAAGCTCAACAGGAACTAATGTCCGATGGTACAGAATTAAGCCTAGATGATATGAAGGAGCTAGCGGAGGTGATAGCTAATGGGTAGATACCGAATTGAAAGTCTACCTCAGGGAGTTTTTATAGGTTGGAGTACATATGGTGGTAGGAATATCCCCAGGTTCAGTCACAGTAAAACCAAGAACCTTACCGGTTTAATGTTTGATACCCTACTACAATCTCAAACTGAGTTAATGAGAATCCGGGAATTTAGACACTCCAGACAGAAGGTAGATAAACTAAGTATAGTTAACCTGGACACTGGAGAAGTTAGAGTAACATAATATGTTCATAATTACTATGTTATCTATGAATTATTATATTAAAGGAGAATCAAAAATGAAACAACAATGCCAATGTTGTGGTGAACTGGTTGATGAGTTAGATATTAAGGATGATATTTGTGGGAATTGTACCCAAATTCTTATGGCTGACCTTGATGCTGAGATTGCTATGGCTAAAGCTGATGCCGAGCGGGAGGCTCTGGAAAGGTATCAGCTGGATGAATAGGATAACAGCCGAGTGGGTAGCTATCTTTATCTTGGTGATTATCCTAGCTTACATGATATACCTTGTACTTGGGAGGTAAAGTGCCAACACAAAAGGAAATAAGAGAAAGGGTATTGAAGGAGCGTGGGCTACACCATACCAAACAGGCTCACAAGCATAAGAAATTGGAGCCGGTCAAACATATATATGTTCCTGGGTACTTGAAAACCACTCATATGAAGTACCTGGAAACTAAGTATGGTGAACCTATAGAGAATATCCTAGCTAGTGGGTCACTGAGTGAGGTAGCCAAGAGGCTCAATCATGAGGTGGATAGAACCACCTTGAGTAAATGGAAGGCTAGGCTTGGTCTACGTTATAGTCCAGACCATCTACCGGACTGTAAACTGTGCCAAGCTATAAACATATCATGCCAGGCTGGTGTGTGCTTTATACTGGCCGAGGCTGGGTTGTGGGATTTAGTGGAGGTGAAGAAGCAGGAATTAAATAGGAGGTAAAGTAGGTTGTCACGTACTGTTGTATGTCCCCACTGTCTACAGGAAATTAAGGATGTAGTCTACCTGGCTAACAACCAGGAGTTACCAAGACCAATCCTATTGAATCAAGATGGAATAGAGATTCAACCTGGCCTACCAATAGTAGCTGATATGTACCATAACCTAATGAAGCTAGGTATGTTACAACTTGTTAGAGAAGGCTGGGTCAAGGTGAAATGAGGGCGGATTCGGTAGGTGACCTGTACCGCTGGAATCCACCACCAATAATACCGATAATAGAGGAAATAATGTTCCCTCAGAATAAGGTATTTATTTATGGTAGGTACAAGAGTTGGAAGTCCATGTTAGCCATGCATACTGGATATTGCCTGGCCCAAGGTACACCATGGTTTGGATTCAATACTACCAAGTCGGTGGTATTGGTAGTCCAGTGTGAGATACAGAAGTACCAGTACAAGATTAGGTCGGATAAATACGCAGACGGTAACCAGCTATCGGATAAGCTGGCCAAACGGATAGCTTGTGAGGAGAATCTGCATATAGCATCAGAGCCTTACATTAAACTTGACCAAGGGTTTGGTTACCAGGCATTGGAGGCTGAGATATACAGGTTACATCCAACTGTGATAATTATAGACCCACTGTATAAGGTGGTATCTGGCAGGCTATCTGATGAATGGGAAATGAGAAAGTTTACCGACAGGGTAGATATGTTAATTGATAAGCATAAGGTATCGGTAATTATAATACACCATGATAGGAAGGAACAAATACAGGAAGGCCAGGTAATGAACCGTGGCAGCCAGGAAATGTACGGGACAGTGTTCTTCCAAGGCTGGTGTGATTCATCGGTGAGGCTAGAAGTACAGGACGGTAATGAGAATGAGGTGGATGTAATACCGGATATTTTAAGGAATGCACAACAGGATATTAAACCATTTAGGGTGGCGATAGATAAGAAAACATTACAGTTTAGGATTAAACCTAAGGACAACTTGACATAATAACTTTACATAATATATGCTTGACAAGCGTGTTCCAGCTATGATATAATAACGATGTGGCAAATGCTAAGTGTAACAAACAGGTTAAAAGAATGTCGGTGTGGGTTTACCTTACCGAGCCTGAAATTACGGAGGTGAAGATTGAGGCATTAAGAGAAGGAACAACAGTACCTAAGTTACTTACGGATTATTTAAGGAATTATTTGAAACGGAGGAAAGTAAAAGTATGCCAGGATTAACACCGGAACAATTATTGGAACAACTGAACACCAGAGGTTTTCAAGAAGGAGGTGGGCCGAGGACACCACTACGTGAGTTTATTGGAACCTTAGACAGTATCACAGGGGATTTACAGGAACGACAGGGACGGACAATCCAGTACGCTATGTATAACTTCTCCGAGCTTGAGGTTATCCAATCAACTGAACCGTACCCAATGCCGATAGCACAGTTGCCAATACCTATAAGCAATACCAAGCGGAGTCAGATGGGAGCCTGGGGTGCATCCATTGACAAGCTGATAAATGTGGATGCGGCAGGGCAACCACTGCCTGATGGTGACCCTAATGTTAAAAAGCAGGGTTACCTGATTGGGAAGCGGCTCCGTGTTAAACTGACTCCTGGACACAAGATGTGGGACAGGAACGCTGGTAAAGAGGTTGACCGAGATATGTTTGAGGTGATACAGGTAGTTGGTGAGTCCGGAGTGTCACCAGCAGTAGTATCGACCGCACCACAACCTATTCCAGATACAACCGGAGCACCTGTCAACGGTGCATTGGGCCGGGCACTCCAGCTACTTGAGGACAAGAGCCTACAGGAGTGGTACCAGGTAGTCTTTGCTGACCCGGTAGTCAAAGCTGATGGAGCCTTAGTAACCAAGATTATTCAGAACGCTCTGATTCCGGCGATGGAAGCGGCAGGTACAGTTAGTAAGGATGCTAATGGGAAGTACCACGTAGTGAAATAGGAAAGGTGCTGGTGTACCCGACTTGCACTTGTCGGTACTTAGTGAGTGACCACACTAGAGGGGCCGAGTAACCGAGCCAGCATGAAGGAGTTTACAATATGCCATCAGTATGGTTTACCTGCCCGGACAAACAAAAGATTGAGATTCCAAACTGTCTAGCCAAATGTCGTATGGAGCAACGGTGTATGACTAAGCCAACCCTGCTAGCTGTATCTGACAACAGAGTTTGGAATGGTACAGCCTCTACAACCCAACTACTTAATGGTACAATGATGGAGTTTCTGAGGATTACCAAGCCTTACTCCATTGACCCTCAGAGCCGTGCCTTTAGTTTACATGGAACATTACACCATGCTGCCTTGGAGGATAAAGCCAAGGAGCTTGGGTTACCAACTGAGGTAGCATTAACAGGTGATGACCGGGATGTATTTGACCTGTTGGAACCAGACACTAATGGCTGGGTTCTCACTGATTATAAAACCTGGGGAAGTTACCGGGTAGCTAGGGCTATTGGACTGGTTGAGGTGGGTAAAGTCCCTGACCCAAGTGGTGAGGTGTACAAGACTTCCGGCAAGTGGGGCAAAGCTGGTAGTCCCAAGATGGTATCAAAGTGGGAGATACATCCGGACCAGGCGGACAATTGGGATGCGGAGTATCAGTTGAACAGGTATAGAGTAATGCTGGCACTACGCCATGTTAATATTACCAGGATGCAAGTACAGGCTACACTTAGGGATGGTGGTTTACAGGTAGCAACAAGCAGAGGATTGGATAGGAATATTTATCTTATACCAATTAGAATGATACCGGATGCTACCATACTATCCTACTTTGATGACAAACAGACCAAACTCAAACTCGCCTTGGAACAAGGCTGGTGGACAGAACCTTGTAATGATAGGGAGTGCTGGGAAGGTAACCGATGTAAAGGATATTGTGAGGTGGCGGAGTATTGTCCGAAGGGATATTTGATGCAGGAGGGTAACAAATGAATAAAAGAACCTTGGAAATTGAGTTAGCCAGAAAACACCAAGACTTCCTAAACAGTATAGAGGATAAGGAAATAAAGAAATTAGTTAATGACAACTCCATAATTACCGGAGGTTGTATTACCTCCATGCTATTAGGGGAGAAAGTTTCCGACTACGATTACTACTTCACTGATAAGGAAACAGTCCTTAAAGTAGCCAATTACTTTGTGAGCTTGTTTAACCAAAACCACAAAGAGTTGCCAAACAGCAAGGTAGGTATCCCTAAGGTATATACTGATGGTGACCGGGTTAGGATAATGATAAAGTCGGCTGGTATTATCAGTGAATCAACCAAAGATGCTAAATATGAATACTTTGAAGGTAGACCTGACGAGGAAGGCGACTATTATGTAAATGAAACTATGAAGGTATTATCCGAAGCCGACAAAGTAGACTCAGACTTAATGGAAACACTCAGTAAAAAACCTTATAGACCTATATTCCTAACTGACAACGCCATTACCTTATCCAACAGAATCCAGTTAGTAATTAGATTCTATGGCACACCGGAGGAAATACATAGGAACTTTGATTATGTGCATTGTACCAACTATTGGGTATCAAAGACACGTAAGCTAACACTAAACCAAGATGCTGTGGAATCCATACTGGCCAAGGAGTTAAGGTATATTGGCTCCAAATATCCAATATGCTCAGTAATTAGGTTAAGGAAGTTTCTTAGCAGAGGGTGGAAAGTTAATGCAGGTCAGATATTAAAAATACTCCTGCAAGTTTCTGAATTAAAACTAACTAATATTAAGGTGTTGGATGACCAGCTAACTGGAGTTGACACTGCCTACTTCCATGATATGATTATAAAACTTAAGCACCAGCAGGACAAGTCTGGTACATTAACTATGCCTTACATAATAAGTATTATTGATAGGATGTGGTAAAATGATTCTTGGTCTATGGGGAGCAGATAAAACCTGTAAGTCAACCTTGGCACTAACCTTCCCAAAGCCATTGGCTTACTTGGAGTTGGATGTAGGAGGATTCCGCCGGGCTGTTCAGAACGACAAAAGGTATGACTTTGCTAAGGAAGTAGCTGATGGTAAAATCCTTACCGAATATAAGGACGGTAACGGTAAAACCTACTCGCTGAGGTTCCCAATGCCAATCCAAATTGGTGTGGTGGATTATAAGAACCTAACAGTACGACCAAGTAAGATTGTAGTTGGCATGAGAGAACTTTGGTATAGGCTGCTGGTTACCTACATTACCTTACTTAATGACCCGGCTATATCCACAATAGTGATTGATACAGCTACACTGTTGTGGGAACTATGCCATACTACAGTATTACAGGAAAAACAAGAGGCACAGCTGGACCAAAATGGTAATGTGTTGTTTGGGGAGAAGCTCCGGGTACAGCTAACCGAGCTGGAGTACAGGGAACCTAACCTCCGTATGAGGGGGTTGTGTTACCAAGCCGCAGCCCATAACAAGAACCTGGTTATGGTACACCATGAGCGCCCGGAGTACGGCATGATGATGGTTAAAGGTGAAATGCAGAAGGCGGAGACTGGTAGGATGGAGAGGGCTGGTTGGAACCGTCTTGGTGATTCCGCTGATTTGATTGTGCATACCTATATGAAGAAAGGATCAATAACTCCATACTGTAAGGTTGACTTGGCGGAGATTAAGGAGTTGGAAGGCATGGAGATTGAAGTACCTACCTATGACAAAATAGATGGTATGTTAAGAATGTTAAGAGGTGGGGCATGATGGACAAGCAAAGTAAGGAACTAAAATGAGTAACAGGTTTATTAGCTACATAGGATTCTCACTATCGACTGGTTTGAGCCTTAGTTGGGTAATAATCTTCCTATTACTACTTATGAACAAAACCTTACTTATACAAGAACCACACCAGATAATACTCTTTTCCGAGTTTGGTTTTGTACTGGTTACCTTCATATTTAGCTTATATGGTATGGTTAGAATTTTGAGGGAGAAATAAAATGCCAGATAATTTAGGTCGGCTACAGGAAAAGTACAACCGAATACGCAAGGAGAGATATGGCAAGCGACAAGACCTCAGCACGGAGGAGCATAACCGGATAGCCCATGAGGCTAACCAGGAACTCCGGAGGGAGATAAACGCTGAGGGAGAAGATACAGCACACAGGGAGACTGGGCACTAACTTGACAATAGTATCCTGTATGCTGTATTATTATGTTAGTGAATATACGTACTACATAGCGGAGGTACTATATGGGTCGCAGGGATAGAATGAGGAAAGAGGCGGTAAGTAAAGGTTTGGAACCTCCCATCTCACATGACGATGGTATAGTTTACCTAGTTTGTAAGTTCTGTGGTCATGTAGTTACAGCCACAGGAACAGAGCAGCATGAGTGCCCATTCAAAAGCAAATATCAGGTAATAAGGAGTAATGAATGAGTAATGGACATGGTATGGAACAGTTACCTTTGCAGCCAAAGAAGCCAATATTTGGAGCAGATGGTAAACAGTTAAACGCTATGCCTCCAGGTCTAGTAGTATTGAAACGTGACCAGAATACCAAACCTCTGTCTTCGGAATTCATACAGCAGATTAGCCAGGTGACTCATGCCAATGTCATTGTATTGCCAATGGAATATGAGTTAATGATGGGTAGGCTTGCAGTTGAGGAAATCCAGGCGGTACATAACGCCATCCACATGATACTGGCTGGTGGGCCGGAGGATGGGAAGGAAGTTAAGGAGAGGAAATGAGTTTCCTGCTGGACATATTTGAGCCAGAACAGATTGAGGCTTTGGTTAGACAAGCTGTACCTGTCCAACGAACTCTCCTTAACGAACATAACTTCGCGGATTATTTTTGGACCGACTGTGAGAATATGTCCTGCCAGGTAGAACGGAAATCCATTGATGAGATACTGTCCGATATGGATAGAGTAGAAGGACAGCTACGTAGGGAAATTTACATGGCGGAGAAAACTTACCTGCTGTATGAAGGTACGTTTGAATCTTGTTTGGTTAAAGATAAGCCTGGTACACAATCTTTCCATAAAACACATGATAAGAGGTTGATGATACCGGGGCATAAGTACCATGTGGATTACTCCGCTGTCATGGCCTGGTTTGACCAGTTGGATAGGCATGGGATAACCATCATTCATACTATTGACTGGCAGGCTACAGCGGCTACCTTAGTAGCATTATACAAATCTCACCAGAAATTGGCTGAGGAGCATACCACATTCAAGCGGGTTATCAAGCATAAGATATATCCGAAGCCTCAGAACCCACAGGTAGAAACTCTGATGGGACTGGCCGGTGCACAGCTTGGTGAAACTAGAGCCACAGCCTTAATTGAAAAGTTTGGAACGGCATGGAAGGTATATAACTCAAGCCCTGACCAGATAGCCACGGTAAATGGAATTGGATATGGTATTGCTAATAGGATATTAAAGTCAGTAGGGAGGATATAAATGCCAAAGTCTAAGGAACCACCAGTCCTAGATACTAATGTTTACCTTAACCCAAAGATATTTGAGAACCTGCTTAAGGCTCTGGTACGTGGGTATCAGTTTTATAACCAGAATAAAAACCCGACCGGCATCATAATTGAGTATCCGGCGGAGGTTAGTGGGATTCCTGTAACCTGGAAGTTACATGGGGAGGGCCAGGATGCTAAAGAAGGTTAGTAACTTGGAAGACTGCCAACTTGAGGATTGTGGTTATAAGGTATACGATATGACATTTCAGCAACCTAAAACAATACAAATGGTTATAGTCGGGCCAACCGGACAAAAGTTGGTAATTGCAACAACAGAGCCTCCGAGAGGTATTATTAAAGAGTTTGTAGGGAGACAGTTAGAGTTATGGAATTTGCACCAGAGTGGCCCCGCAACGAAAAAGGTTGGGTAGTATTCCCACAAAATGACCGGGCGGAAAGGTTAAAGCTGTTTCCGGAAGAAGTCATGGGACACCCGGCCATGCTAAATCTGTTTCTACAACAGTCTATCATAGAGTATGTGAGTAAGGAAGGTGATATCCTGATGGATCCGTTTGGTGGGACAGGTACTCTGATGATAGCCGCGTTGCAGAATAGGAAGGTTGTCCTGATTGAGATTGAGGAGCATTTCCACCAATTACAACAAAGGTGCAAGGTTAACTTGGCTTATAACCAGGAAATACTGGATAATATTATCCTGTTGAGAGGAGATAATAGGTTGGTGCTTCCAATTCCCTGTAATCATATTATTACCAGCCCACCATACTGTTTGGCACCAGACACACCTATCCTAACATCAGATTTATCTTGGGTAAGATTAGATAGTCTCAAGGTAGGAGATAACTTAATATCAGTAGATGAATATCCAGAAGGTGGTCGTGGTGCCAAACGAACAATACAACTTACTACTGTTAGCCATACTAACAAGGTACTATCTTTACCATATACAATAACTCTGGATGATGGTAGAAAAGTTGTTTGCTCAAGTAACCATCGTTGGCTTGCCAAACAAACTGGAGGTACTGCTTTAATATGGAAAGAATCATTTACACTAAAGGTTGGGGATAGAATTAGACACCTAGTAAGTAATATATGGGAAACACCCAATGATTACCAATCAGGCTATATATCTGGAATTTATGATGGAGAAGGCTGGATAGGATTCTCAAGAGGTGATAGTAGAGTAGGATTTACACAAAAGCCAGGTATAGTAGCAGAACATGTATACTATCTATTGGATTCCATGAACTTTCATCCTAAAGTTGAAGAGTTTGAAGGTATACTACACTTTAGCATTTATAACCTAGATGATTGCATCAGATTCATAGGTATGTTTAAACCAGTAAGGTTATTACCACAGTTTATTAATTCTATAATTGGTAGGTCACTAGGACAAAATGGTCTAGCTACAATCACTAATATAAGTTTAGGCTTAGAACCTATTGAATTGATAGACTTAACAACTAGTACTGGAACATTTATTGCTAATGGTCTAATCTCACACAATTCCAATGCTATGAATGTCCAAAGAGTTAGAAAGGAGAAGGAAGGCGCGGATGGATTCCTCAGTAAACAGGACAAGCGGATGCAGGACTACTCTAAGGATCCAAGGAATATTGGTAGGCTAAACACCTTTCTGTATAACCAGAATATGGAGAGGGTATATAGGCTCTGTTACCAAAGTTTGTTGCCTGGTGGCACACTCACCATAGTTATTAAGGACAGGATACATGAGGGAGAGCAGGTATGGATATCCAACTGGGCTACCAGAGTTTGTATTGAGTCTGGATTCCAAATGTCGGACTGGTTCAAGCGGGAGTCCAGAGGTACGGCGTTTACCAACATTAGAAGGTCAAAGGGGGAGGAGACTGTGGACTGTGAGGATATAATTATCCTAAAGAAGGTGAACTAATGTATTCCGCCTATGACCACGACCACAACTTTTATTACTTTGGTGAGGTAGAACCAAATCCTCATTTGTACCGAGATTATATTCTCCAGCACAAAGGAACACCCATAGCACTTGACACGGAAACAATCAGCCTCAAGGAGAAGATAGCCTTGGGAATTGGTATAGCTATTGAACCTAAAATCTGTTTCTACTTTCCGTTGTTTCCAAACCCATCATCTGTAACTCCATGGTTTCTGATTAATAATCCTGATATCGAAAGGGTCTATCACAATGCCTTATTTGATTTGGTGGTGCTCCGAGAGTATGATATTAACCTAGAAAACATTAAGGATACCGCGGTAATGGCCCGGCTACTTAACTACCCATCTGCTGTCCTTTCAGATATATCTCCAACGGTTAATATGTATACCCAGGAAGCTAAGGAATTTCTGCTAGAACACCACTGTACTACAATGCTGGAAGCTCCAAAAGATAAAGTAGCCTACAAGTGTTGCCAGGATGCAGGTGCCACGTTAGCCTTGTATTATGATATGTTACCAAAGTCGGATATTAAATACCTGGATATTGAGCTGGCTACCTTGCCAATAATGATTAAGATGTCTTACCAGGGATTGAAGATAGACCAAGAGGTTAGGCAAATCCTGGAGCTTAAATACTCCGGAGAGTTAGATTACTACCGAAGCCTTTGTGATGGGTTGGGATTCTCTCCGGGTTCACCACAACAAGTATCTTATATTCTAGCCAAACGTGGTGCGTATTCGGTATTCAGTAGGCTCCCACATACCAGAGGTGCTAATGGTAGGCACACAAAAAACCTGTCAACGGATGTGGATACGCTTAGGAAGATGACCGATCCGCTGGCTAGGATAGTGCTGGACTACCGGGCTAAACAGAAATTATTAGGTACATATATAATACCTTATGCCCGTGAAGATAGAGCATACTGTCTAGCACCGGAAACTAAAGTATTGAGGTCTGATTTATCATGGGTGAGGATAGACACTCTAGAATGTGGTGACGAGTTAGTTGGAGTATCCAAACACCACAATGGTAAATGGTGTATGGTAGGTTCCAAAGTTACTAACACTAATCCTATCAAGGATATATCATATAAGGTCACCACTAATAAAGGCACAGTAATCTGTAACGGAGCACACAAGTGGTTATGCACAGGATGGGGAAATTATTATTATGATATGGGTGGGGAATGGGTAAGAACTGACAAACTAAGACCAACCCATAGGATAAAATATTTTGGGGACACTTGGTCAGGATATGAGTCCTATGATTCAGGTTACCTGGCTGGCATATTTGATGGTGAGGGTTGGGTTAGTAGAGCAGAGGTCGGCATGAGTCAAAAGGATGGTGATGTATTTGATAAGGTATTGTACTTACTGGAGAGTCTAGGTTTAGACCATCATAAAATACATAAGGATAAGTATAACATAAACAATGTCAGGTTATACGGATACAACGCACTCAGGCTTCTTGGCAGTATTAGACCTACCAGGCTGATAGATAAGGCTAGACAGGTATGGGATGGTAGGTATCTAACTAGGCAGGAATCAGTTACTGTTGAATCTGTAGAACTATTAGGTGAATATAACCTGGTAGGTATACAAACATCCACAGAAACATTTATAGCAGAAGGTATGATAACACATAATACACGCTTCCACCTTGATGCCGCTACTGGTAGACCATCTAGCACAGACCGCAATATGCAGAATATACCAGGGATCAAACAACAACTGCTAGATGGAACTAATCCCCGTAATATGTTTATACCGGATTTGGAATGTTGGACGGATATGGACTTTAGCCAGACTGAACTCCGCACCTTAGCTTATATGTCCGGTGATTTGGAAATGCAACATATATATTCATTACCTGAAAAACTACCTGATGGTTCCAAGAATGAGGAGGCGGATATTCACCAAGCTACTGCAAACTTCCTTGGTATCCCACGTAAAATTGCTAAGAACGTGAATTTTGCATTTATTTACGGAGCCACAGATGAAACCATAGCCAATACGGCTGAGATACCCAACCTTAACCGTTGTCACCAGTTGAAGGAAGGCTGGATGCAAAAGTTTCCACAGGCTGCGGATTGGATTCAGTGTTGTCAGGAGGAATGTATAACACACCCTTATGCCACTACAGTATTTGGTAGAAAGTTAAGACTGCCGGACATCGAGGAGGAAGGCTTGGAGGCTGTACAACGAAAGTCGGTTAATTACAGAATCCAAGGTACAGCCGCGGAGATTCTTAAACGGGCATTAATTATCTGCCAGAAACATACTATGGCTCTACAGGTACATGACGAGATTTTGTTTGATTCCCATGTTGATGTACCTAAGGAGCAGTTGGAACATATTGCTCCATTTAGTACACCAGTTGAAGTAAGGTATTTAGAGAGGTGGGAATAATGACACACAAGGAAATAGTTGTCCTACAGCGTTGCTCGGATGTCCAGAGCCAAATGACTGGACGTATTGTTAAGCGTTGCAGCCAGTGTAATGAGCCGGTTTGGGTCGGGCCAAACGTCTATATGCATCCACAAGCCCGTTATGCAGAAATTTGGTGTACCTACTGCTATGCGGAAAAGATTAACCCACAGGGGATGTGGAATGGAATGAACATTAAGGATATTAAGGAGGTATAACCTTGTCAACTAATAATGTGGACTATCCCGACATTCACTGGCTGTCTGATATGGAATATAAAAAGGCTGTCTGGCATCTTCGGTCAGAGGTAATGAGTATACTAAAACCATTTGAGTTTTATGGGCAAAAGGACTTGATTATGGGTGCAGTTGTAGCCATAATTAAGGCGGCAGAGGATTTTGGCCTGGTAGTGCGTGGTGCAGACCATCCAATATTGGTATTGGGTAGTAAACCACACAATGAGTTTTCGGGTCAGGATGATTAAATCACCATGGTCTATTGTTAGCCTTACTTACCAATACATATATTAGGATGGAACCAACAATTACAATAAGTAGACCGACTATAATAGGCGCCATTGGGCACCTCCCACATAGAATTTATAGACTGCGTGGGCTCGGTTACTAGCCTCCAATTTATATAATATTTCACTAACCCTTTTCTTTACGCTATCCTCTTTACAGCCTATAGCTAAACCAATCTGTCGGTTGGTAAAGCCCTGAGCTATGTATTTAATTACCAATAAGTCTCGGTTAGTTAACTCATTCACGGACTCTGCCTTAGTGCTACAGAACTAACCCGCTTGCGGTATTCCGCCCTATCACCAAGGATTCTTTGGAACTCTTGCAGCCTCAGTTGACCTTCGGTACGGAACCTGTCCGCCAATGTCATATCCCTATCGGCTATGGTTATATACCTATCAGCATCGGCTTGGTACACCTGCATTTCAGCCAGGCGAGTCTGTCCTTCTGCTAGATAGCCATTAGCCTCGGCTACCTTGGCATTTATCTGTTCAATGCGTGACTTAGCCTCAGCATCGTAGGCACCGGACTTAGCCACTATGGACTGCATTTCACTTAGGCGGGTTTGTGCCTCAACAATATACCCGTTAGCTTCGTTGGTTTTGGCGGTTATCTGGCCATACCTAGCATCTGCTTCTTGGGCGTAGCCACTGGCCGTGGCAACCAACGCATTAAGGTTATTCAACCTGGCCTGGGCTTCGGACAGGTAACCATTAGCCTCAGCAACTTTCCCATCTATTTCAGCTTTCCTGGCCGCTGACTCGGTAGCGTAGGCTCCGGACTCCGCTATCCTCCTGTCAATCTGGTATAGACGGCTGGATGCCTCACTGATATAACCAGTAGCTTCGGCAATCTTTTGTGCTACACGTTCCAACCGCTGTCTGGATTCGATGGCATAGCCATTAGCCTCTGCTATTATAGCATTACCTATCTCCGTGGACCTTTGGGCATAAACACTGAGGTTTTCTGCTACGTTCTGGCCAACATTAACGGTGTTCAGGTAGGCATCACCATCTGTAAGGTATTTTAAGGTGGATGGTGCGGAGGCTCCAGTTAGGTAGGTTTCAACCTTACCTAGTGCTGTGGCTACAGCATCCAATGCGGTTTCTATCTCGGTGAATAGAGCGGCAACGGTATCTAAGGCTGTGTTAGCTGCATCTTGGGCTGTACCAACTGCGGTATGGAGTCCATCACAGGTATCCGCTGAGGTGTTAATGGCATCAAGTGCGGTTTCCAACTTAGTAAATAAGGCTGTGATGGTATCCAGAACTGTAGTGGCGGCGTCTAATGCAGTCCCTACCGCGGTATCTTTACCGACTGCACTACCAAGCTGTGTGGCGATAGCTGATAATGCTGTAGCTATCGCTGTGTGTAGCGTAGCTATCCCATCTAGCGTAGCGTTTGCAGCGTCTACAGCAGTATCATAGTCAGTGTAGTTGATAGTTCCTAATGCTGTAGCGATGGCGTCCAGAGCCGTGGCAATTTTGGTATGGAAGGCAGTAATTGCATCTAAGGCAGTATTGGCGGCATCTACTGCGGTGCCAAACGCTGTGTGACTTTCCAGCCCTAATGCAGTACGGGCTGAGACTAAGTCCGTTACTGCCTGGTGTTCATATTGGTAGGCTTTCATCAGGAGCATATAGGCAGCGGAGCCAACACTCACTACCTGGTCAAGGAAATCCTCATAAGAGCTAGGTGCTAACAGATTAGGGTATTTATGTGGTCGTTCATAATAAACAGCTATGTGCTCCTTGTCGGTCAAGTGGCTTTGTGATACACCAGCTTTTGGACTACCAATATGGAGGAATTTCTCCCATATATTAAAGGAAACAAAAGTCTGAGGTACATTATCTACTGGATACTCTACTGCTACTACCTTGGTTATCACTGGTATAATTGGTGAAATATCAATCCCTAACTTACTCTTGGTATAGTCGATTAGGTGGGCAGTATTGTCGGACATTGTGGTGCCACTGATTAGCCTTATCCTACCATTAATATAATCCATTTCATAGTCGGTATCTCTGGTATAGGTAGTAGCTCCAGTGGCGTCGGTTACCGTCTCGGTCTCTGGTTTAATTGGTTTGTTATCCAGGTCTATCCATACACCATTAACTGAGGCTGTGCCGATGGAACAGGTATCACCAGAACCCTCCCCGGTTATTTCATCAACCTCAACCTCACTCACATACTTGAAATATTTTTTGCCGGTTTGGGTAAGGCCATTCATGTAGTAGAATGACTCCTCGATGTACTGTCCATCGGAGTCATAACCTTTTATAATTATGGTAAAGCTAGTTATGGAGGAGTTGGTATCCGTTACCGTCAAAGTTAGTGGTCTTGATTGATCCGGTGTGTTATCAGCTATAGTTAAAGTTGAGCCATTAGCTACTACCAAAGTCTGGGCATTGACAATAGCTGTGGCAGAGGCAGCAGCCAGTGTGGTAAAGGATTCATCTGTAACCTCAAAATCCAGCGTGGTTTCATATACTTCCTCCAGTGGTATCAGTCTGGATAAATCATCCACAGCCCGTTGGACACAACGGTCAATTTCGGCGTCGGACCATAAAGCCCCACTGTCTTTAAGGTCAAGTCTCAAATTACTTCTGTATTTGGTTATGGTCATATTACCCATTGGTTACCTCCACAATAAACTTCGGGCAGTTAGGGAATGGCCTCTTACTTTTGGCTTTAGGATGTATACAGGTTCCTTGCCAGTACCAAGAACAATCCAGGCAAGCTCTCATTGGTATACGCCTTTTAATAAACTTACCCATTTTATTTTTCCTTAGAACTTGCCTTCCTAAAGTAGAATTGCCAGGTTAGGGTCAACAGGGTTACTAAGCTACCAAGTAAGCCATTAGCTCCGGCCGCTCCAATAACGTTGGAAACTTTCAGGCTGGCCAATGCTTCAATAGTTACCCACACCGTAAAGTACGCCCAGCCGGATGTAACCAACAGTATTAGGATTGCCAGCAGTAACCTAGATTTTTCTTCCATTTTACCTCTCCACAGAAACTTTATTGGTGTTATATTCAAAGCTAACATGGGTAATTACAATATCGTCCACCTCGCTGGTATCAGTTTCCAGATTGAGGATTAAACCTAAGTCATCATCTAAGGCTAGGTTGTTACCACCACCAATATCATAATCTATAGTAAATGTAGCTTCAAAGGATTTATACTGGGCAGACTGTCCGACGGTGGTTGCTACTTCCACTGTCTGGGTTCTGCAGGACGTTCCACCAATACCCTTATAAAAGGCTCGGAGTCTTAGGTCAACTGTATCTCCAACTCCTCCTCCACTATTATCAATGTTAACCTCAAATCTTACCTTGATGGTTAAATCACTAGCAGCATCCCAATCATTGTGGAGGTGGAAGTCAAAATATAGTTCCTCAGAGGAGGCATCGAGTTGGTATCCACCTGGAGTATTAGCACTAGGAGCAACCAGTGCGGCTCCGGAAGCACCAGGATTAAGACTTTCTCCAGAGGCATGGCCAATATGTATGGCTGTTTCAGTAGGTATAGATACAACCCCACCAGTGGATTTTCTGCCAATCAGTGTAGATGGTTCCATGTAAACACCAACGGCGCCATCCTCTGTAGCTGCTACAATTACAAACTCATAACCATCTTGAACCTCAGCCTGTAATAGGTCTTGCTCCTGGCATGAGGCTATATTCTCATAGTAGTTTAGCCAGTCAGTTATAGAGCCACCCATAGCCCTGGCAATTACACTACCTGGTATATGTAGTTCCCTAGCTTCTAAAGTATTTAACATAGATATGTTATCCATTAGAATCCAGCTCCGTATTGCATCCAAAATACCCACTCGGAGTAGCTTGGTCGGTGACCAAATATGGAAAATATTTGAGCCTGGGTATGAGTAGCAAGCCACCTAGCATAATCATCTAGTGTGATACCTTGGAACGGGTCATAAGGTGCTGGTGATGGAGCAGACGGTGTAGGCTGTGCTCCAGGTGCAGTAGGTTCACTTGTTGGTAATGCTGGTGTAGGTCGTCTCAGTAACACAGGTAGTCCATATTTGGAGTTCAGCCCACCTAGTACAATCTCCAGGTTATATTCTCCTGGTGAGCTTCTATGGACTAGGCTACCAACTCTAATGTGAACATTGGTTGGGTAACCTGCACCTAATGTAGTAAAGGTCAGGTCAGAACCATAGTAGTTTGTGCCAATACTTACAGTCTTTGCCATAAAGTGATAAAGTGTTCCTGGCAGCAGACCTGTAATAGGATGTGCAAAACTGTTTCCCTGTTGAATAACTTCTGCACCTGTTGTCGAGCCGTAGGCAGTAGTTAATCCATATTCAAAGTTACAGTATAACCCTCCAGCACCACCATCACTAACAAGTGTGCCATTTAATGTAGCTCCACTGCCTGTAATTGCGGTAGCAGCATTAGTTTGGACACTAATGGCACTAGCATATTCTATATGCAATGTAGGTGCTGAGGTATTGTAAGGAGCCCATCCTGCAAAAGCCATACGGCGAGCTAATGCAGTAGTACCTGAGTCTCTCCTATGGTCATCCCAGAATAATGTTAGTGTATTGTCACTTGCCCATGTTGCCTGGTCAACTATCTCCTGTATAATGGCGGTTATGCTAGGAGACTGATAACTTCCCCCATTTACAAAACTAGGAATAGTATCCCAACTTACCTGTGCAACAGTTCTTTTAGTATTATCTGCACCTCCAGCTTCTGTGCCTCGTGCTGCTTGATATAGAGCTAAGGAACCAAAAGAACTACTATTAGGAACAAGGTGTCCTGTTATTCTACTATTTACAGGAGTTACTGCATCTGCTTGCCATCCAATAAAAGTAAGATAGGCAGCAGTAATAACAGCACCTTGTGGAATAGAAACGTTGAGAAACTGTACACATCCACCCTCCTTGTAATTCGTTGAGTTAGCATTACCCACTATCATGTTTGCTGTAGAAGCAGCTACCCAACCAGGCAGCGAATTGTTCCAGCGTACATTAAGGTGGGCATTACCATTAGCAAGTAAATTTAGGGTTGCCATTACAATCCCCTCGTGTCATAAGCCTTAACACTGTCAAACAGTTCAATGGCGGCATCGTGCATGACTGTTAGCCTACCACTAAACCTAGCCTGGTAAGCTTTCTCCAGCAACACGTTGGCACGGTTTTGTGCATCGGTGGCATTAACTATTGAACCTGCCAGGTGGTAGTTTGTAACCTCAGTATATCTAATCTGCTCGGTTAAGTCCTCAGCCTCGGCGGTTGGTACTGGGTCAGGGTATTCACCCGTTATAGGGTCTTGGTTATAGAAAACAATGAAGTGGTTTGGTACCAGCACCATATCAATGTCGGAGTTTTCCTTGAAGTAGAGAACCTGGTCGGAGTAGTAAGTCCTACCCACAGCATCACTATCTTGTGGATATATCACCTCAAACTCCAGGTTCTTATTAGCTCTCAGCCAACAATAAGTCATAGCCATAAGGCTCTGGATAAGCTCATTCATGTTTTCAAATACCTGATTCTGGTTGGTCTCTATAAATGGTATAAAGGTGTTTATTATACCATCATCTTGAGTACCAAGAGCTTTAAGGGTGAAGTTATAGCCAGTAGCGGCCACTAACTGTACCTCAATTATATCCTCCAGAATCTCATAAATGGTCTTGTCGGTATACTCCCCGGTATAGAACGGTGGGCTACCTAAGGCCACTAGTTGCTCAGCCAGCATATTCCAAACGCCTTCAAGCCTTAGGACAGTTTTTAGTACACCTTCGCTGGAGACATTTACCTGTTGTTTGACCCATAACCTGGCTGTTTTCTCGGTATAGTCGACTCCACCTATAGTCAATCCATAAGCAATTTCCACCCAGTAACCTTTGAGGTTAGCTATGGCTCTATCTGAGTTATCCAGCACCAGTGTGGCATAATCATTATAGACTTCCTCATGGTGTTCCAGTTGCAGGATTCTACTGGCATAGTTATATGTAGCCTCACCAGCACTATTTGTAGCTGGTCTGGTAAACACAAGGTCAATGTGAGGAGTCATACTGAGAGCCTGCTGACCAGATTCCAACGTTGGGTCAAGAGTCCTAACCATTACTACCTTCCTTGCTGGTTTTCTATATATTTGCTACCCCAAAACAGGTGGCCGACCAGGTTACCGAGCAGCAGTACAACTAGGTAAATTAGAAGTGCTTTCCAGCCAACATACTTACCAAGTGTGGCACCTACAGCTAATAGGAACAATATAGTTGGTATAGGTGCCTGGTGGTAGCAGTCCCGCATGATGAAAGTCCAAGGGCGACCGCCGACACGTGTCCAAAGCCATTTGTACCAGTTAAAGCCTAATCTACTGACTTTTTGGTCAATTGATTGGGTAATCTGTTTGGTCATATGTCCTGCTCCGGTTCACAAGTTTCACCTGTATCATGGTGACAAACATGGTAAGTAGCCTTAACTGTTAGTTCCTCACCAGGCTTACCAACATTTATTCTGGTAGCATAGGATTTGAAATCCTGAATTGCTTGGCGGATAGCTGGAATCCTTGTTGCTAAGGCAGTTGGTATCTTAACACCAGCTACTAAAGTTCCATTAGGGTCTTCGGGAATATATAAATCAAGTGTAAATCTAAGTCCTGGCATTACTGGTACCTCCATTTAGTTCTTTGATAGTCGCGCATGATTTCGCCACTAGAACGAGCGTAGTTATAAATCCACACTTCACCTATTGTTGCTTTTATCGGGGAGGATACGTTGCTATAAGCACCAATAAACAGATTAGTGTCGGTAGTAGCGTCCGGCGCTAAAGGCCCGGTGGCATCATCACCTTTAACCCCATCTAGATAGATATGCACAGTTGGAGTAGTGACCGCTACTCCAACTAGGTGATACCAAGTATTGATAACGACTGCTGCGCTGTTAGCCGCAGCAGTACTAGTAGGAGAGCCAACATAAAACTGGAATTTTTGGGTAGTAGCATTATAGTAGAGAGCTTGACCGAATTTATCAATATTACCCTGGGTGGCTTTAGTCTCTACTATCCCGCTAGCATCAGCTAATAATTTCACCCAAACCTCGATAGTTGGGGTGTCAAGATTAAATGGAGCATCGGCACCGCAATCTATCCTATCATCTGTGCCATCAAAGCTCCTGCCCTGCGGAGTCCAGAGAGCGCCGGTAACGGTACAGGTCTTAGGGCTAGCCTCAAGACTTTGGAATGTACCACCGGGAGCTACACTCAAAGCTGGA